GTGCGCTTGGTTGCGCCGCCCTGAACGACTGGGACTTGCTCGCCACCAGTTAACGGCAGGGTTGCTGGCGGGAGATTGGAGATTTTGATGTTAGGCATGAATCTGCTCCTGTCCCGGTTAGTTGCTTAACAAAGTGACCCAGTTAGTGCCGTTGCTCTGGATCATGCTAAATCGCCCCGCTGTAGCGGCAAGAATTGCAGTACCGGGGGTATTGCTTCCAAGCGGTATGACGTTGGAAGCGTTGCTGGTGACGCTGTTGGCGGTAATGGTGTTTAGCACCAAAATGCGACCAGAAAAACTTGCTGCGGCGGGAAGCGTTACTGTGCAGTTTGTTGTGGTAAAGCGCAGCGAATAATCGGTGGCGGCTACGGAGTAGGTAGCGGCGTTTATTGTGCTAGGCGCTTTAGTTGCAAACAAGCCTTGGGTCACCAAGGTTGCGGCGTTTAACGCATCGGCAGAAAGCGTCGTTCCTGCTGCCATTGTCATGTTCCGTGGCACGGAATACCCGTCACCGGCTCCCGGCGCTCGTATCTGCGGCACGGAAGGGTCTAGGGCAAGGACTTCAAGGTTTGCCATAACGTACTCCTACGCCCAGCCCCTAGCGGGACTCTTGGGCGTGTCGATTGCAAGGTCGGCCAGCGTCTCGGCGTCGAACTCGCCCATGACGCGCAGGTTCGCGTGCCAGCCCGGCAGCGGTGCCATCTCTTGTGTTTCGCCCTCGTCGGTCGTCAGCATCTTGCCCGTGGGACGGTAGATGACGCCGATAACGTCGAGCGCGTACCTGTGGGCGTCCGTGACGTGGTAGCCGGTCTCGTCCTGCGCGATGACGCCCGCGGCTTCCAGCGCGGTGTAGAGCGCGTCTGCGGTCGGTGCTTTGAGGTAGATGTCGTTCATGCAGTCAACGCCTGAAGGGTGCTGTCGGGGAGGCGGCGGGGGTAATACGAGACGCGGCGGATGGTGCCGTTAATAAAATTAGTAAGTGCGGCTTCAGCGCCAATATTCATTCGATTTACATTTATTGGTAATGCGCCAGTTGCAGATGTCGTTGCAGCATTTCCGTTTGCTGAAATTGCTCTATCTGAAGCAGCAAACGCAGACGCTGCTTTAACAGTCGCGTTTGAATATGCCCCACCAGAATCAAGACGACCCGGATTTACGCCGCCAGAAAACATATTAGTAGACGCTTTTGTGCCAACCACTTGGCTTTGAAAAACACGATAAAAATTGCTTGTTGTACCGTCAGAAATTTCGCAAATTACTTGACTGCCGCCACTTGGAATTGCAGCAGCAATATTTGTCCACTCAGCGTAAAGGGTACTTGCCGTTGGATTAAACCACGACGAGAAATTCGTCCCCGTCATGCTCGCCACATCTGCATTGCGCGTGAGGGCGGTGGTGGTGGTGGGGATATAGGAAGTCGCAAAGGCTCCGGCTTCAACTTGCGGGTGCGACCATGTTGCAGAAACTGTTGCGCCAACTGTTGCCGATGTACCTACGCCGACCCGAACTGTTACCGTTCCGGTTCCCGTTGCAGTAAATAAAATTGTGTATCTGCCCGGAGTACTAGGACTAGTAACAAACGTGTTTTGCGTGACTGTTGCTGTTCCTGCAACAACAAACAAGCCATCTCCAATTGCACCAGAAACAGCCTCCAAATAAGCCGATAAAGCGTATTGCACGCCATTCGTTACGTTGATTGCTTGTTGAAACATCACCCGTTCGCCAGAGTCGCAATCAAACTTTACAGCGTTTGCTGTTGGGTCAAAATTTGATGTCAGCACGGTCGTAACGGTATTTGTTCCGAAACCAATTGTCCAACTAGTAGGCGCTGCGCCTGGCGTTCCAGAAGTAGCGCCAGCCCACCCGCTTTGAAGCAATAAATTCTGCCGCTGCTCCTCAATGAGTAAGCCGAGCGGGGCAAGCGTGGAGGGGTTGTGGTCAAAGCGCGCTGCGTTGATCGCCGCCGACTGGAGCGTGCCGGTGCTGTCGAAAAACGTCGCCGTGCTGCCTCGCGTGAACGTGATGCGGGAGTCGAGGGCGCCGGAAAGGAAATCGAGGTTCAAGGCGGGAACGGGGAGTCCTCCCCGCATAGGCAGCGTTGACGCTACTCCGAGAGCAACGCCGTTCCGCATTGGGACGCCAAAGAACCGCGCCATATCAGTTCTGGTTGATAGGCTTTGCGTACACCGAGCCGCCACCGCTGACCTGAATGGCGCTTACCCGCCACGGCGCGCCGGTTCCGGTCGGCACGACAAACGGAACAGGGGTAAATGCCGGGATAGGGGTGCTGCTGGTGGTAGCGGTAACGCCTTCGCCAACGACGATATAAGCGTCCGTGGTACACCATACGACCACGCCCTGCGGCCCCGCAGGCCATGTAGCGGTAGAGCCTGCCGTCCCCGTATACGTCGTTGTACGCGCCGGGAAGGTGCCATCAGCCAAGGGGTTCAGAAGTTCCATAAAGACCTCAAGGTAGATACCGTTATCATATACCAGTTTTTGATCTTACCCGCGACCCTTCTGGGCATGGGAATACGGACAGGTTGGTCGTTGTAGACGTACATCAGGCGTAGTACGAGACGTTAAGTTTTGCCCCTGACGCGACCTCAATAAACCGGATTCGGGAGAGATCGCCGTCATATTGGAGCGTCACCCCTGCCGCAAGGGGCATCCCGACCAAGGCGGTAGGGTTTACCCCGTCATCTCGCCACCGGACGTTTTGCCCTTCAGGGGTAATAAGCGCAAAAGTCGGCTTGCACAAAAGACCTGTCGGGTCGGTAGATGGCGGGTTAAGGTTAGCCGCCGAAGTCAGCGAGGTAACTTGCTGGTAACCGATACAGGTTGTAATTGCTTTGAGGTTGACGGCCATGTTACATCCTTGATCGTTCGGTCATGGAACGCAGACGAATAATCTGCGGTATCACCGATGTTGGCCCAATCGACGTTGAGGAAAAGCAAGTTCAGAAGGTTGGCTTCTGCCGCATTAGTCATGCTCATGGCGAACTCCGATTAGGCAAGAAACTTGAGTTTGTAAAGGGTAGACAGGTACAGACTGATAATCTCGTCGATGATGTTCTGTATCGCAGAATCTTTTTCGTCGCAGACCTTGTAGCGGCTTGCCTCGATTTCTGCCAGCGAATCCGACAAAAATTCCACAATATTCCCGCTCTTTTTGGCGTTCTGAAGGCTAATCGGCCCCATCAGCCCGTGCCTTCCTTGGTAAGCCTCGGCAAAGGCATCGGCAAGGTCTACTACCTTGTCGTAAAAATCGCTCAAGGCAATGTGCTTTGCATAGGAACGGGTGTTTAAATGCACACTATGGGCGACATCCCGTGCCAAAAACAAATGACCTACAAAGTCAGACGCTTTCATTGCATTTCTCCGCCCATCGGGAGTTCTTCACCCATCATAGGGGTTTCACGTGGAACAGACTCCTGAACCATCTCGCCGCTGGTCATCATGCCAGCAAGCGTACCGGCGACAATATCCTGAACCTGCTGTTCATTAAGCCCGGTTTCCATCGCCTTGATGCGATCCGTTTCGGCCTTGTACGCCGCGATACGCGCCATCGTCTCTTTGACCTCGACCTCGCGGGCTTCCATAGACTGCTGGACGTTCTGGAGCATATTAAACATCTGCTCCATTTCTGCCGCCATCGCCTGAATCTGCTGCTGCGCGGCCTGAAGGGCGGGGGAGTCGTCGCTGTCCTCAAGCAACTTGGGGTCAATGGTCTTGGACAAGCGTTCGGCAATCTCCTGCGCCCCCGGCCAGTCCATGTTCTTGACAAAGAGGTCTCCGGCCACTGCCCAAAGCTCTGGGTTAGCCTGAAGAATCTCGCCCATCGCCGCCATCGCTTCCTGCCGCTTGGTGTAGTACGACGGGCCGGTCGTAACGGCGACATCATACTTGCCCACGGACGGGTTGTAGATCTTCTCCAGCACAATGCCGTTTTCGTCCTGAATCTTTCTGACGGGTTCGGCTTGCATGGGGTCAATCTTGACCGTCTTGGTCTTGCCGTCCATCCCGACGATTCGCGCAATCCGTTGCGTGTCGTAAATCTTCGGGATCAGGTCAACGAGTTGACGCGTGACGTAGCGGATAGCGCGGCCATAGTTATCTACAAAATGATAGGTGCCGGTATCGCCCTGCCGTTCACGCGCCAGGATTGCCCGTCCAGAGCGCTCGTTAGACGTGGCGCCGAGAGAGGAATCGTATTGACCCGTTGTAGCCTTAATGTCGTCCGACGCGCCCAACTTGGCTTGGATAAGCCCCGTCTGCGGGAGCGGCGGCTGTGCGCGGGCAGGGAGCGGCAGTACCGACCCTGCGCCGTCTGTCACATCTGGGTTGACTTCGAGGTACGGCCAGTTTTGCGTGTTGGCCGTTTTCCACTGGTGTTCGTAGCCCTCAAATTGACCGGCATAGCCGATAAACGGGGCTTTGGGGGCAAGAGCCAGCATTTCGGCTTCTTGGCTGACCCAATAGTTGTACATCCGCTGTGCGTCTTTGGCGTTGCGGACAAGGCCGGAAAGGTAAATCCGACCTTCGATTTCAAATTCGTTGCCGACTACGCGAATGACGGGAATCCACTTACCCGGCCAATCTTGCTCTTCAAGGACTTCGTAGCCGTTGGTCTTAACCCACTTGATGCGGCGAATATCCACATCTCGCGTGCGCGTGGGGCTTAAGCCCATCATTTCCATCTGCTGCGCTTCCGGGGAACCCGCAAATGCGGCGACATTACCCGGGTACAGGTGCAGTTTGCCCTTTTCGTAATGGGCGTAGAAATACTCGGCAATGCGTACAGTATCTTCTTGAATCCACTGCGACATTTGCTCATCGCCGGTGCCGCGTGAGGCAATAGACGAAATAGGCTCGGCGTTCGGGAAGTTGCGAGCGTATTCGTCTTTCGGCATATCCTCGGTAATAAAGCACCACTCTGCATCCGCCCCGCAGGGGTCTTGGATGTTGGGGTCGAGGTAGACCGAAAATGGGTTCCTGATTCGTCCAATTCGGATGTCTTGATCGAACGTATTGTCGTCGCAATACTCGGTCAAGATGCGGACATACCCTTCGCCAAACGTGACCTGATTGTCACACGCGGTGTCATAGGCAACGTCGGCGTCGGAAATGTACTCGATATGCCGCACCATGCCGTCGAAAATCTCGGCAACTTCAAGGTCTGCCTTGTCGTCGACGGGGATAACCTTGCCGGCTGGGCGGTTCTGTCTCTGGTCGTTGGTGACCTGTCGAACGTGCTGCGGGAGCTTGTTAATGGTCAGGCAGGGGCGGGCGTTGATTGTCTGGCCCTGCACGGCACCCCGGGTGGCCAAGACTTCCTGCGGCCATTGGAAGCGGTTATCCGGCGATCCCGCCATAAACTTCAGGTCGTCAAGTTCGCTGTCCCGTGAGTCGCTATAGGCGCTCATGGACATTTCCAGACGCTTACGCATCTGTGCGAGGAAGTCGTCTTTGCCCCCACTGACGCGCTTTGCGCCCATTATGCCGTTGTCTTTAGCCATTACTTCTTCTTCGGCGGGGTTTCGCGGACGTAGACCGTACCGCGTATGGTGTTGCGATCCCTTTGCTTTTGGGTCGTGACCGGCGCAGGGCGCGGGATAACAAGCGGGGGGCTTAAGGCATTACGGCTACGGGGTTTCATGTTATGCCCCTAGCCATAAGTTATGCAGCGTATTGCCCTCGTAGACGCTTATACGGCGTTCCTTGGCGCGGGCTTCCCTGACCCCTACCGGGAAAGCGAAAGTACACGCTAGAGCGTCTGCGGCGTCCGGGGAGGCCAATCCACGCGCTTTCATGTCTTTCTTGCTCTCCAACTGGATAGAACCCGATGAGTTGGGTTTTTGGTGAGGGGCTGTAAGGTCGGTTTTCAGTTGGCGGTCGTTCGGTATCGACGCCGATTGCAGCCATTCGCGCATCGAACCCCAGAGTTCGGCGCGTTTATTGGCGTACATGGCGGGAGTCTTGGACTTCCAACTGAAATTGACGCCTCGCACGACTTTATACCGCTGCTCTTTAAGCCGGTCAAGGATGCCGTAACCGAGTCCGCCTTCGTCTAGGACCACAAGCGCCGGACGGAATTCCTCAATCGCATCAATGACTCGCCCCACAGTAGCCATCGTATCCTCGCCCTGATAGCGACGAACCGCCACCAAATCGCGCCCTTTACGCGCCACGATAACCGTAGAGTCTGCTCCGGAACGAGCGGGGTCAACTCCAATGACGATGGGAGCGAGTTCGTCTTGATATCGTTCACGACGGATCGCTGCATCAACGAGATATGGCGGGATAAACTGATCGTCTCCTTCGTCTGGAAACTGTCCGTAGACTTCGACTTTGGCTTGCTTGGAGTCTGCGCCGTATTCCTCGATGATTTGCTGGTAGACGGCTTTGTCAGTGTCCTCGACTTCCCTCGCGTCGATGTTTTGCGTGACCCAGAAGTTCCTTTTTGCATGAAATGCCTCGAAAAAGTAGCCTTCGTTGCGCCGAGGGTTGGAAAACGCACACCAGAAGCGGTTTGGCGTGTTTTCGGTAAAAAATCCGGCAGTTACCGACCAAATTGCGTCAGGAATACCGCTTGCTTCGTCAAAAATGACCATTACGCCATCGTGATTGTGGACGCCAGCATAGGAATCGGGGTTTTCCTCGCTCCACAGGCGTCCTTCGACAGCCCAATAGCGGGTGCCTTTCTTCAGGTCGCGTTCTACGAGTTCGGCAATCCACTTAGCAGGCATCACACGGGTGGCGGATAGCTCAAACCAATGCGAATTCATCAAAAGCGCCGCCCACTTGGTGATTTCTGCCCATGTCACCGAGCGGAGCTGGGCTTCCGAGTTGGCCGATACGATGGTCGTAGAGCCTATCCGCGTCGAAAGCATCCACAAGATGAGCCAGGATACGAGTGCGGACTTGCCGATACCGCGCCCCGAAGCCGTTGCCATACGCAAGACCTCGAAAAGGCTGGTGTCTTTCTGCTTGGCAATGTGTTGGGCGACCTGCCGCAACACCCTACGCTGCCATATCCTCGGCCCCTTGAAGTGTTCCAGCGGCGTTCCCTGCCGCCCCCAAGGGAATACGAACAACACAAAGGCTTCCGGGTCGTCCTTGATAGCGGGCGACCACAGTTTCGACATCAACTCCTGTTCTTGTTCGGCGCTATAGATGGGCAATTGCACGGGGCGACTCTAACACCATCGGTTCTAGTGCAGCATCTTCGCTCGACAGTACTCTGCCCTCAATGACCCTACGCTCCGCCTCACGCAACGCCTCGGTGATACTGATCTGCGACTTGATGTCCACGTTGATCTGCTGCTTCGGTACCCATTCGTGAAGGACAGACAGCAAGGCAAGACCGGCCTTCGTATCACCTTCCAACGCAGCAGTCCTGACAGCACTCGCTACCTCCACCTCACTATCCGCACGGCCCTTCGCCTCCGCAATAGACGCCCGAGTGTCCAATGCCTGCAACCTACGGTACTCAATGGGCAATAACCCCGCAGCAAAGGCTAAGGCATCACCCTTGATCCCTAACTTGGCAGCCTGGTAAATCGCCTCCAACACCTCGTCAGAAGCTCTCAACTCACGGGGTTCAAAGGGGATGGAGCGGAACATGGGGGGAGAGTAACAAATTTGGAAAAAATAAAAAATTCTCGCGACTCTTACCGTAACACAACACCCCCACCCTTCTGGCCCTGTACCCCCCCCTCCCTGTCACCTGACTGGCTACCTGTCACCTGACTACCCTACTGTTACCCTACCACTAGCCTACTGTTGCCTGGATACAACAGGTTGTTGCGTATACGCAATAGGCAAGGGGTATGCCAAGGCATGACCGATAGGTGGATATCCAATTTGATAGGCCTGTATCCAAAGCTCTGAGCAAAATGGATACGCGCAAGTCTATGATTCTGCTAGGGAATGTGGTGTTTGTATCCAAAAAAACGGAGTTTCTCCATATTGCTACCTATACCTACACTGTTACTACATAACACTCACACTATTTCACACTTCTCAAATCTCCATCATTTTGGATACACCTACCGCTTTCCTTATGTATTTCAATGGTTTATGCGTATCCATTTTTTCATATCCGCGTGGTGGTCATGGATACACGTTGTTGGTGACAATGCTTGCAGCATCTTGTCTACTTGTGTTGTCTGATCAATCAATTAAGGGTAACGACAATGGCTATGCATACAAAAACGAAAACCTATCGTACCGGCTGGTCAACGCTATTCGTGAAAGAATCTTGCTGGTATCTGGTAACCGTCCGCGCAGCTTCCGGCGCATTGCACGATAAGGTGCGTTGCGACGATTACCGTACCGCGCTTGAGTATTGGAAAGCTTTCAATTCTATCGCTAAGAATGGTGGGGTGACATATGGTTAGACCGACTGCCGCAGAACTGCTAACTGCTATTGAATCCGGCAAAACTCTTTACATTCAAACTGCAACACGTATCACTCCGATCAATGCTCGCACCGTCGCTGCATTCTCACGTGCCGGTATACCGGTCTTGAAAGACGGTAAAGACGGTCATTTGTATATGGCGCAGGGTAGGCGGTACGTTGACTGCCACTATGCTGAATTAACGATCCGTTAACCGATCAATGGGTGACATATGAAAGACCGTGCTTACGTCCAATCCCTTCGCGATGACTTTGCCGCAGACTTGCCAGAGTTTGACGCGGTAGACGATTACCACGTCCGCTATTTGGCTGCGACTGCCGACGACGGTCGCTATGTCGTCATCGTTTCGCTTAACAGCGACTATCCCACGCATGACGATTGGTTTTGCAGCGTCTATGCCGACGAAGATTCATACACTAATGCCGATGCTCCGATTGTGGAGTACCGGCATGACACCCACAGCATTGACGACATTCTGTCCATCTTTTCCTGATAGGTGACACCATGAACCATATAAGCATTGCCTTTTTTGGCGACTATCGTCCCATTGTTTTGCAAGGGGATTGTCTTAAGGCATTGTCGAAACTCGCCATTCAATCCATTGCGGACACGCAAGATGCGGCCAAACTGACGGAATGGATACGCGATTGCGCGAAGACTGTGAAGCCTGACACTTGCACCCGCGCCGAAAGATCGGATTCCAGTTTGTCGGTATCCGTCGCAAAGTATCCGCACGATGCTTTCTTAAACAACATCACGCAAGACTTGCCGCTCTACCCTAACGCGAAGTATCCGGTGACTCATGCGTGACCGCACTCGCGTTGCGATCCTGTCTGCGGCTCTCGTCGCCATCTATTTACTGTCGGCTCTCATCGACCCGTGCGATGGCCATAGCTGTCCGCCTGGTGGTGGCGCTAGCGTGTCGTCGTTGCAGGTTGATTGACCGACAAATACTCTTTTGATGTCTGATAACCAAACCATAGGTGAACTATGAAAATTACGGTTTCAGTTTCCGCTCTCCGCGCTGCCCTCACTCACTCTGCTGACAAGGATGTCCGCTATTACCTTTGCGGCGTGTACCTTGATTGTCGGCTCGGTCGCATCGTGTCGACTGACGGTCACCGGCTCTTTATCGGTGACGTTGACGCTCCGGCTGATATGGATTCTTTCATCGTGTCCAATGCCGATGCGGAGCGTATCGTCAAAGCGTGCGGTACGGGTCGCAACATCGTGTCCTGTAACGTGTCTTTCAGCATTGCAAAAACTGATAACAAAGTCTGGATTACCGCTGAATTGCAGGATGGTTCGAAGTTTACCTTCCCGGCTCTGGAAGGTATGTTCCCGGACTATCGCCGCATCATTCCGCAGGCTGTGCAGTTTGCAATCCCTGCCGCCTACCACGGGCAGTATCTTGCCGATGCTGCTAAAGCTTTGGCGATCTACCGTAACCGAGACTTTAAGAAAGCCGGGGTGCTGGTGCATCCTGTTGGGAATGATTGTGCCGTGTTTACGGACGGCGAGCCTGGCGCTATGGTGCTTGTAATGCCGATGCGATTGACAAACGACGCTGCGGACAATGCACGTGCCGTCACAATGTCGCTGGAATGGTTCCGGAGCGCCTATCCTGGCGTATCTGCTGCCGCCTAATCCGTTGCCAACCTTTGGCGTATCCGCCCACGGGGTACGCCACGGGGTGGCAATGGGCTACCGATAACTCAATAGGTGACTTATGCTTACTGTCGTCATGCTTACGCATCGTATCCCGCCGATAACCGACGATGACGATTGCCCCGATGCGGAACTGGTCGATGAGTCCATTGAATCGGTGACGTTCCGCGAGCTTGTCTCGCTCATGCGCAATTACCAGCAGCCGTCATCGTGGCCGTGTTCCGGCGCACCGAACGAGTGGCTGTCCGCGCGGCCGGAGCCTGACTATTCCACGGGCGATACCATTGAAAAGTCTTTGCACTACGCATTGCAGAATCCTGCCCGAAATGAGCGGTACTGGCGCAAGGCAATGCGTGTCGCCGGGGTTCTTGGCATCCGCTGACAGCCTGTAGCGCATCCACCCGGGTGCGCTATGGGGTGGCAATGGGCTACCAATCTAAAGGGTGATTTATGCAAGCAATCAGAACACGGTATTACGGTCCCACCAACACTCGCGGCTCGCGCATCGTTGCGTCATGCGAGGCAGGGCGCGTGTCCATGGGGTATAACCATGCCTTGAGCATTGAAGGCAACCATGTTGCGGCAGCTCGTTTGTTGTTGGCTAAGTTTGGCTGGGACGGAGTTTGGTGCGGCGGCGTCTACGATCATGATTATTACTGGGTATGCCGCTCCGATTGGTCGCCGGTGGCGTCTATTGATTCTGCGCAGTCGGTGGCCGCATGAGCGCCTATACTCCGGGGCCGTGGATGGTTGACCGAAACGTGCCGGAAGCGGCAGTCGGGTATCGTGCGATTTTGGCTATTGATGAAAACGGCGATGTTGGGGAAGTGATTTGCAATCCGTCCCCTATGGGGGAAGCTAATGCTTGTTTGATCGCGGCGGCTCCCGATTTGCTCGCTTGTCTCATGGACGTGCTCGACGCGGACGGCGATTTATACGCCATGGATTTTGACCGGTACCGCGTCGCCATTGCTAAAGCCACGGGAGGCGCGCCATGACCTACCAACATCGACCCGTGCGATGGCCATAGCTGTCCGCCTGGTGGTGACGCCAGTATGTCGGCCTTGTCTGCCGATTGACCGTCAAATAACCTTTTCCCGTCCGATAACTCTATAGGTGAACTATGCAAACTCTCAATATCCTGTCCATTGACGCGTGGCGTTGTTCTGGTTCGTGGGAATGGAACAATTGGCACAAGGTCGGCACCGTTGACCGTGCCTTGATTGACGCGAAGCCCCGTAAGCTTTTTCGTGCCTTGCGTGATGCCGGATACCTTTCTGCCACATCTGTGGGTCGCGTAGCCGTTGATGATGACGGTTACAACGTCGTCATTTGCGACCGTGCCACGCGCGAGCCTCTTTTCGCCATTGAATACGGCCATTCCATCTAGTCCGCTGACAGCCTTTGACGCATCCGCCTACGGGGTGCGTCACGGGGTGCCAATGGGGTACCGATCAAAGGGTGTTTACTATGACGACATACAATGGCTGGACAAACTACGCCACGTGGCGCGTCAATCTGGAACTGTTCGACTGTTTTGACGCATCGGACTATTTGGATATTGACGCGGATGACATGGGCGCCTATGCCTTGTCGCAGTTCCTGAAAGAGTTTGCCGACGACACCATCAGCGACTACGGCAATGTCAGCGGATTGGCCGTGGACTATGCTCGCGCTTTCCTTTCGGACGTCAATTGGCACGAGATCGCGGAAAAGCTGCTGGAAGATGCCCGGGAGAACGCAGCATGACCTATCAATGCCTAGATTGCGACGAACACTTTACGGAACCAGGCCACAAGGTTGACCGTGAATTAGCCGACTACGGCATAGGCCGTGAATGGATCGTCGTTTGGGAGGGCGACTGCTGCCCTATTTGCGGCCACGAGCATTTCAGCGAGATTGAAGAGGAGGAGGCATGAACCTCGAAAAACTGGCTGAAGAAGTCGGCGCCCTTGTCATTGCAGACGATGACGGCTTTGTGGGGTGACGCGTTATGAGCCACATCTGCGACGACTTGCGCGACCTCGTGCGCCTAGCTGATGAGGTGGGTGCGTTGATTATTGAAGATGATGAGGAGGTCGAGATTGTGTTTCATTCGGCAGAATTGCGGGCTTTTGCGAAGGCAATCAAGGAGGCAGAAAAATGCGCCTAATTTCTGACATTCTCGCCCGACTGACGGGGAGATCCTGGCGCCGCACCCTTGAACGGCGGATGCGCGAGACTGTCCCGGCGCCTAACGTCCGATGCCAGCGGCCTAGGCGATGGATGGTGCCGTTATGAGCAACATTATTACCCCTGCCGAGATGGAGGCGGAGCTTTGGAAGATTCTGCTGGATGTTGCCGCACAGTTTCACCCCGAATTATCGGCAAGTGAACGGGAGGTAAAGGCGTGGGAAATTTTGGTGGAAGCGACGACGGGTAAACGTGTCACGCTGACCCGAAACGAGCAAGGCGACATTGTGTTACAGGAGAACAAGACATGACCCGCTTTCACAGTCCCGAAAAATTGACTGAATTCTGGGAGCCAGAGGACATACCGCATGGCCCTGCTGCGGCGGCGTGGGAACCCCCAGCCGTCACCGCACAGCGCTACATGGACGCTTTGGATGGCATCGTTTCGTTTCTCACTGATCAAGCTGACGCGCTGGTGCTGCAAAGCATTGCGGCCAGGGCGCTTGGCGATGATGCGCTGGCGGATAGGTTGCTGGCCCGCTCACTGGGGGAGGGTTGATCGCCTTTCTGGTCGCAGTCGCCCTAACAATCATCATAGAGCTGCTGACCGACGATTGAAGCTAGCCCCCGAAAGGGGGCTTTTTCATTTCACCACCGACAGCCCGGGCGGGCCTTCCGACATGTTCCGCAACTGACTACGGGGCAACTCGAACAACTCTGGGGCGCACCAAAGATGTTTGGGCGCGGTATGCTCTCGGCTCGTCACCCGCCCGACATCGCGCCAGCCCGCCGTTTCGATTGCGGCAAACAAGGCCTCACGGCTGATGCGCTTCTGCGTCCCCCGGCACAATTCGCTGATGACATCCGTCCACGGGGCGCCAATCACGCCACGCGCAAACGGGCCTATACGTTTCCGCGCCATATCGGCAACTGCCGCCTCGCCACCGGACAGCGTAAGGTCGATCATCGCCAGCTTGGCATCCGTGAGCATAGGAGGCGCGCCAGGATTGAATTTGGAGACGTCTCGGGCGTCGAGCCACGCGGCTATGTGAGCCATGCCCCCGCCGTTGTACCAGTCCCAGAGGGCTTGTGCGTCGGCAGAATCCATCGGCCCCGCCGAACTCCACACCACGAACCACCGTCGGTCATTGGCCGGTATCGCAATAGCGGCACGTTCGTTGCTAAAAGCCAACACCTGTACCTTATTTGCAACATAGTACGGATGGGTTTGCTTTTTGTTAACTAAGAGAAGTTCCGGGGGTGCGGCGATAATCGGCTTCAGAGCATTCTCAAGTGCCCTACGGTCGCCGTCCTGCCGCTGGCGGAGTTCGTTGAGAACGATGACCTCGCTTTCGAGGCTATAACCCCAGGCTCCCGCAACCTCCTCGGCCCGTGCCTCTGACACGTTCGCTAGGGTCGGCCCGCCGATGCTCCAGAGAAAAGGCGCGTAAAGGGTGTCCTTGCCCGACCCCGGTAGACCGGCGTGCAGGATAGCGTGATTCACCTTCTTGCCGGGGTTTTGCCGCTTGAAAGCCAAGACGTTGAAAACGTGTTCGCGCTCGGCCGCGTTCGGAAGCATCCGCTCGGCATGGCGCAGCCACGGGGATACGTCACCGGGGATGCCTTTCGGTCTGTGATCGCGCCACTTGTTCGCATGGGCAGTGCTGCCCTTGGCGACCAAGACAGACTCCCCCGCCGCATACGTCAGGCCGGTGAGCAGCCGAGACCCGAGAGCTGCGCGGTTCTCATCGAAGAACGTCGCCGCTTCGACCCGCCTCTGCTTGTTGTGGATAGACTGCAAGGGTACGCCACGGAAAATGGCGTTAAAGGCAGAGCGCGAGTATTCCTGGCGCTCCACTACGTCGAAGTAATGGTCCCCCTCAGACACATACGCAAATCGCTTGAACCAGTCCTGCGGCGCGAGACTGCTGATATCGCTTGACTCGTTCATATCGTCACCCTATTATCCTCTTGCTCCTGATTGAAAAGTAGCATTGTCATCCCTA